CGAAGACAGACCTGTTCCTCCGTGCGCTTGAGAGTTACATCCAAGCAATCGTTGACGTTCTCAACAAACAGTTGGTCGAGCGTCTTTGGCAGTTGAACGGTCTGAATTATGACCTGATGCCAACTATCGAAGCTGGTGATGTCGCTCCGCACGATCTCCGTGAAGTTGCTGCTTTCCTACGGAACCTCAATGGTGCTAACATTGACGTATCCTCACACCCAGAGGTTGTTAAAGACCTTATGGATATTGCAGACCTTAACTATGATCCTGACGCTGGTGTACAGGCTACCACAGACGATGAGGAACAAGAGTAATGGCAACCTTAGCAAACACAGTTCTTGATAATGGTTTGTCAACCTTGACGACAAACGGTACTCGTATTGACATCTGCACTACAGAACCTACTACATACGCAGAAGCTACCTCTACCTACTCTTTGGGTAACGGTACAATCACTACAGCTTCTCCCACTGACCGTACTGGTGGTGGACGTGAGGTTGTAGTTGGTGCAGTATCTGATGCTCCTGTTACAGCAACAGGAACCGCAGCGTTCTACTCGGTCACTAACGGTTCTGATACGTTATACGCTACTGGTAGCTTGAGTACAACACAATCTGTCGCTAACGGTAACACATTCTCTCTTGGTTCATTTTCTATCGGTATCCCTGATCCTGCATAAGAGGGGTTTAGGTTATGGCGGTTTTAGAACCACTTGATATTATCACAGGCCCACCACAGTATACGTCTGTTGATGACACACGTTTAACTGACAATAGCTATGTAGTTGACTGGTACACATACTTCTACGCACCAGACGTAACTCTGTCGCAGAACCATAGCATATCTGTCTTAGCTATTCTGTCGGGTCAACCAGTCGTTTCTACTGCTGGGCTAATCCAGAACTACAACATAGCAGCTAACTCTGTTGAAGCTAGTCCTCCCATAGTATCTACTACAGACTTGGTAGAAGATTACAGCTTAACAGCCATTGGCTTTAGCACAGAGCAACCAGTCGTTTCTCCAGCATCTATGACAGAAGCTGAGAACTTTGCAGCTAACGGTATAACAACAGGCGTACCAGTTAATAGTAACGCAGTTCTATCACAGAACTACACTATTGTCCCCTTTAACATAGTCACCCGTCCAACCCAAGTTGAAGATGCCGTTGACCCTAATGCAATAATCATACAAGAGATTAAGGAAATAGAGCAGATGTTCGGAGGTTGGCAAAGACGCACATACGAAGTGCCTGACGGGAGGCTCGTACAAGCTGAACGTGAGATACAAGCCACTTTTGGTGATGTCGTCTCTATCGACAAGAAAGCCAAGTCCCTCGTTAAGTTTGGTAAGTCAGCCGATCTCGCAGCAAATGGAACCTCTACGGTATGGACAGTCGGTGGGCATGAGTCATACGTTGACGGCAACTTTATTACCCACGTCTCCTCCTCTTCCGCTGATGATGTCTACGAAATATTCCTAGAGTGCCATACCGTAGAGGGTACAGGACAAGACGCTAAGTTTAGCTTTCTAACACAGACTGTCACCCTACAGGGTCAGACTAAGGTTGCACTTCCTACGCCAGTAGCTAGGGTATCTCAAATCTTCAATAACGATGGCGTTGAGCTAGTGGGCCGTGTCACAGTGTACGAAGATGTTGCTATTACTGCTGGTGTCCCTAACGACCCAACTAAGATACACATTGACATCCCCGCTGGATTACAGGGTTCATTTAAGGCTGCAACCACATTCAGTGATGAAGACTACTATGTACTCACTGGTGGTTTTGGTTCCGTTAGCTTAAAGCAAAACGCAGCGGCAGACTTCTACCTTGAGGTTAGAGAAGTCGGTAAGGTATTCGTACAACGTGCTGCTGTAAGTGCTTCCTCTGGTGGCCCTTGGGATATTGACCTTGATCCAGCAGTTATCGTCCCAAAGAACGCTGATGTTCGCATTACAGTGGAGACAGACACCAACAATGCTGTCGTATTTGGGGTATTCAAAGGTTATCTAGCAAAGGTTACAGGTTAATGAAAGTTGGTTCTAAAGTATCTACCCTCCGTAAAGCACAATACGCTAACGACATCTTCACTACTGAGCCAGAAGCTATCTCTCGTTCTATGGACTTAGGCATGGGTGGAGCTACTCACGTCTCTGACTACGATGGACAGGCTGTGTACATGCCCGGAGAGAGCCACGAGGCGTACCTTTCGTTCTACGAAGGGGGTGAGCCTACCGAAGAGGCAGAAGAGCCATCAGTGAGCCGTATAGAGGCTCTCAGGGCCGTTGTAGCTGAGATACTAAAGGTAGACTTCGCTAAAGCTGAGTATCAAGGCGAAACTGTCACTCTGAACAAGCCTCGTCGTATCAAAGGTGGCAACAAGAAGTTTGAGGTGTTCGTACAGGACGGCGGTAAGGTCAAACGGGTAGCTTTCGGTGATCCTAACATGGAAATCCGTAGGGACGACCCCAAGGCTCGTGCCAATTTCCGCTCCCGCCATTCCTGTGATACCAAGAAAGATAAGACAACGGCTGGCTACTGGTCATGCCGTATGTGGGAATCCAACACATCGGTGGGTGAAATGACAAAGAATATCGAAGGTAAAATCCTTAAGACTGACGACGAACAGCGTATGGTCTACGGATGGGCTTCTGTAGTTACAGAAAAAGGTGAAGCCGTTATTGATCGTCAGGGTGACGTTATCGAAGCTGGCACACTGGTAAAAGCCGTTAATGAATTTATGGAGCATGTGCGGGTCGGCAAGGCTATGCACGTTGGAGATCAGGTTGGCGTAGTTGTCCACTCTCTTCCTATCACTAAAGAAATTGGTGATGCTCTTGGTATCCAGTCTGATCGTGAAGGATGGGTTGTCGCTTACAAAGTATTCGATGATACCGTCTGGGATATGGTCAAATCTGGTGAACTCGCTGCGTTCTCTATAGGTGGACGTGCTATTAAGGAGGAAATCTAACTTGCCTAATCTCCTGAAAAACTTGCACCTTGAAGAACTTTCCCTTGTGGATCGTCCAGCCAATGCACAAGCAATGGTTTCCCTCTTCAAGCGTGACAATTCCGAAGAGGAAATTACGAAAATGAATGAAGATATGGAAGCCAAAGTAAAGGCGTACATGGATGACAAAGGTTGTGGACGTGGCGAAGCTATGAAAGCTCTCGGTTACGACATGGAAAAAGCTGATGAAGCTGTTGAAGAGGTCGCTGAGAAGTCCGACCTTGAGGCTGTAGAAGCTCCCGAAGTTGACGTTGAAGCACTTAAGGCTGACTTTGATCGTCTTTCTGCTGAGAACCAACATCTCCGCAAAGGTTTGATTGACAATGGTTACGTTATCCGTGCCGACTCAATCGAAAAGAAAGCGGAAGAAGAAATGATGGACATCGACGGTGAGATGGTAGCTAAGAGCGACATCCCAGCCCCAGTCCTGAAAGCACTCGAAGCTGCTGCTGTAGCCAAGCGTGAACATGAAATCGAAAAGGCTGACCTTGAGTTGACAAAGAAAGCGGAAGAAGTTCTGCCACACTTTGAAACTGGTGCAGCTAAGTCACTTCTGAAATCATTCTCAGAAGATGAAGCAATTATGGTAATGCTCAAGGCCGCTGATGCAGCTTTTGAAGCCTCCATGCAAGAATTTGGTAAGTCCGATGTAGACGGTGAGTTCGCTACCTCTGCTGACAAACTGGATGCTCTCGTGAAGTCCTACATGGACGAAAACCAACTGAAAAAGAGTGAGTTCGCCAAGGCTTATGCTGCTGTAGCTAAGACCGACGAAGGCAAAGCACTCATCACTAAATCCTACAAAGGGGAATAACAATGGCCGTTATGCAGTCTCGTGATAACCGCACTTTCATCGCTGGGGAAGACCTTTCCGCAGCACAATTCAAATTCGTAACTCTAGAGTCCGATGGTCAAGTTGACTTGGCTGACGCTGCTGGTGAGAACGCCATTGGTGTATGTCTTGCTGGTGCTGCCGCTGGTGCTGCCGTGACCGTATGTGTCTCTGGCTCCGTCATGGTAGAAGCTGGTGGCGTTATTGCTGCTGGCGCTCAAGTTCAAACTGGTGCTGATGGTACTGCTTTGACTGCCGCCGCTGGTGATGTTGTTCTGGGTTACGCTCGTGAAGCTGGCGTAGACGGTCAGATCATCGAAATCGAAATGATCCAAGGCGGCAACGTAGTCCCAGCCTAATCTAGCATTAAAGGAATAATATAATGCCACTTTTGACACCATCTCAGGTACATATCGACCAGCCGTTGTC